GGCTACTACTAACTTTGCAGCGTTGACCACTGAACAGCTCACTATATGGAGCCGTGATTTCTGGCGCGTAGCACGAAACAATTCTTTTATTAACCAATTTGCTGGCTCTGGCCAGAACGCAATGGTTCAGCGTGTATCTGAACTAACTCAAAGTGAAAAAGGCGCACGCGCTGTAATCACTTTGCTAGCTGACATGACTGGCGACGGTATTACCGGCGACAACACGTTGGAAGGAAATGAAGAGCAGCTAAAAGCGTTCGACATAACCGTTCAGCTTGACCAGCTACGTTTTGCTAATCGTCTGTCAGGCCGTTTAGCGGATCAAAAGTCAGTTGTAAACTTCCGCGAAACTTCTCGTGACGCTCTTGCATACGCAATGGCTGATCGTATTGACCAGTTAGCGTTCTTAACTTTGTCAGGTGTTAACTACACACAGAAGACCAATGGTGGACTGCGTGCAAATAACACTGCTGCTGGCCATGACTTGGCTGATCTAGCTTTTGCTAGTGAAGTAAGTGCGCCTACTGCTGCAAGACACCGCCGTTGGGATGCTTCTAGCTACCTAGTCGCTGGTGATACTTCCGCAACTGTAGCGGCTGACACAATTAGCTATAGAGCAATCGTACAGCTAAAAGCCTACGCAAAAGACCAATACCTACGCGGCATCCGTGCTGGCGCTGGCGAAGAGGTCTATCACATGTTCGTAACTCCACAGCAGATGGCTGATCTGAAGTTAGATTCAGACTTCTTAGCCAACGTGCGGAATGCTGGTGTGCGTGGTCCGTCGTCCAGCCTATTCTCTGGCTCATCAAGTTTGATGGTAGACGGCGTGATGGTGCATGAGTATCGCCACGTATTTAACACTGCTGGTGCAGCAAGTGGTGCAAGCAGTAACGCAGGAGCCGCAGGTTACAAGTGGGGTGCTAACGCAGACGTAGACGGTGCTCGCGCATTGTTCTGTGGTGCTCAAGCACTTGCTATGGCCGACATTGGCGACCCATCCGTGACAGAAGATATCTTCGACTACGGCAACCAGAACGGTATCAGCATTGGCAAGATCTTCGGCTTCCGTAAGCCTAAGTACTTCAGTGCACCCGATTACACAACGTCTAACGACTTTGGCGTGATCGCGTTAGATACGGCTCAATAATTGGTTTAGAGCCTTCTGCTCTATGGTGTGTTCCCGCTCTACCTTGGTCTTATGGCCATTTAGGGCAGGAGGCTCTTTTTTTTAAAATTGTAGGAGATACTACAAATGGCTACTTTTACTTCTGATGCTGTCGCAGGAAATATGGCTTTTAAGCCTCACCCGCAAGGCAATTTAGGTGTCCGCACGGCCACCTACTCTCTTGGTGCTGCATTAGCTGGTGCTGACATTGTGCAAATGTGCGATGTCTTTGCTGGCGAAACTGTAGTTGGCGTATTCCTTACTGCAACTGATCTAGATACGGGTAGTTCACCCGCAATCGTATTAGACGTTGGGTATGGAGGCGCGGCTGCTGTCCTGATTGATGGTTCTACTATCGGTCAAGGGGCTGGCACAGCAAGTTCATTGGCAGTCGGTAACGCAACACACGGTTCAACTGCAACCGCACCCGTAACGTTTACTGCTGACGATACTATTGACGTAACTGTTCAAGTTGCCCCTCAAACGGGCGCTACAACAGGAACTCTCACTATGTATTTGCTTATTGCCTAGCAAAGTAAGAAAGCCCTCCGTAATAGAGGGCTTTCTCTACTGGAGATACCATTGAAAATTATATCCGATACTCAAATCCGCGTTGAAACAGATTGGGGATCCGTGATTCTCCTGTATCCAAACGTTGAAAAAGAAGTAGGAGATGACGTAGCAATCCTTGCTATGCAGCAAGGGGCTAAAGAAGTCCGTGACGCGAAAGCAAAACCCGCCGTTATAGAAAAAGTTATTACAGAAAGTGTTGAGGTTGCGGAAGTAACTGAAGACTCGTTATTAACTCGCACTACAAAAGTGTGCTCTGACTTAATCGACGAGGGCGACCCAGATCTCTTCAACATCGACGGTTCGCCAAAAGCGAAAGCTATAAATGATCGTGTTGGCGAGAAGGTTTCACCTGAAATTCGAGAAGTCGCTTGGTCTGCGGCTCTCAACGCATAGGTAACTAAAATGGCAGTCACAGTACAGAGCGTTATAGACCGAGTTCAAACTACGTTACAAGACGCAACCGGAATTCGGTGGCCTGTGGTAACTGAGTTAGTTCTTTGGGTAAACGACGCGCAAAGGCAGATTGCCTTAATCAAACCAGATGCGTCTGCGACGAATGCAACAGTCACGCTCGCAACCGGAACAAAACAAGAGATCCCTGTTGGGGGTAATCGCCTGCTGCGTGTGATTCGCAATATGTCCGCAGCCAGTGGTGGCACCGGCAAGCGGTCTATACGCATTGTTGATAGAGATATTTTAGATTCAAACACCCCTGACTGGCACGACCCATCTGTTTCTGGAGACGCTGCTCACGTAGCCATAGTTAAACATTATATCTATGACGAACAGAACCCAAGAAACTTTTACGTTTATCCTGGTGTTGCTGGTAACTCCTACGTTGAAATAGTTTATTCAGCTAATCCTTCTACTGTTGCCCAGAACGGTAACTTATCCGTGCCAGATATTTATGGTAACGCTGTAGTGGATTACGTTTTATTTCGTGCGTATACCAAAGATGCTGAGTTTGCTGCTAATGCTAACCGCGCCAGTACGCACTACCAGCTATTTACCGGCACCATTACTGGTAAGTCTCAAATTGATTTCATTACTTCCCCGAATACCAATGACGGGCAAGCCACAATGAACGCTGCTAATCAGGCAAGTGCTCAGTAGATGGCTTCTATAAAATATGACGATTTGTTTTCAGACATATTGCCGATGGCGCAAGGATGTCCCGATCCGCTAGTAATAAACGCGGTTAGATCTTCTGTGATCGAGTTTTGTGAAAAAACTGGGGCGTATCAAGTTGATCTTGAGCCGGTAACTACGATTGCGGGGACGTTTGAGTACGACTTAGAACCAGCGACTGGATACTTAGTCCATAAAATTGTTTGGCTAACCTACGACGGTAATGACTTGGAAGCCAGTACACCTACGTTGATAGAACAAAATTATCCTAAATGGCGCGACAGCTCTGGAACCCCAGAGGTTTACGTAAAAACAAGCCAGAAGTTATTCAATCTTGTGCCTGTTCCTGATGCTACGAAAGCGAGCAGCGTCAGATTACGCGTACAGCTAAAGCCTACTCGGTCTTCGACCTCTTGCGATACGGAAGTGATGGATGATTACCGAGACACAATAGTTAACGGGGCGCTATTTAGAATTTTAAGAATCCCGTCCAGAGATTGGAGCGACATTCAGGCTTCCATTCTTTACTCAAAACTTTTCCAAGAGGGTTTGTTAAATGCCGAAAGACGAGCACGAGGGGCTGACACCGGAGTCGCAAGAAAAACAAACTACGGTGGTCTCTATACGAAACGTAATACAGGCAAATACGCCCAAAGAAGGTTATTCAGATCCGGTAGCTATTGATATACGCAGCTCCGATTGCTGGGACGATGTGTGTTTGGGGATTGAATCTATATTAGAAGAGAATCCGCAGCTTACGTTTAGACCAGAAGATGTCTATGTAGAGCTTGTAGAAAACCGCGCAATACTTTTTATGAATAGCTTGGGTTGGATGATTCTTAGTACTGAGCGTGATCAGTTTACTAACGAAAGAACGCTGCTCATATGGCTTGCGTACACATATGAAAAAGGCGGCAGCAACTGGATATCTCATAGCAAATGGCTAAATGACATTGCAGTTGGAGAACAGTGCTCCTTTATAGAGGGGAGATCCGCAGTTCCTCAATTAGAACCCTACGCCCTAAAGCACGGATGGGTAATAGACACACGTATTTATAGGAAAGAGGTAGATCATGGGTTCTAAACCAAAGAAAAGCGACTATAAAGCCAGCGCAGCAGAGCAAGTAGATGCGAGTGTTGCCGTAGACCGTGCAAATATTTTTAGAAGAGATTATATGCCGCTGCTGAAAGAGCAGATGAACTATGCCGCAAAAGGGGTAGACCAAAGATTGCGAGCTAGAGCAGCCGCAGATGTTCAACAGCAAACTGCATCCAATACTCTAGCTGAATCACAACGGACAGATCGAGCTGGGGATATCGCAAATGCTACGCTTTCTAACCTTGGCGTAGCCGATAACAGCGCAGCGGCTGTAGAAAACCAAATGGCCACGAATACTATTGGAACGGCGCAAGGTCAAGCAGCCGATGCAAGCAGCGGTATTTCTAAAGCGGCAAGAATTGGTGCTAGCGAGGCTTTAACCAGAGCGAAGAACAAGCAGATGGTAGCGCAAGCTAAGATAAATGCAGGAGCGCAACTGGCTACTGCTGGGGTTATGCGAGCAGGTAAAGAAGGTTTGTTCGGGCAAAAAATTCAAAGCAATATTATGGGGCCGCAAGTAGCTGGTTCTAGTTTACCAACCTCAATCCCAAGCCTTGGCGCTCCGCCAAAACCTGGCACTTCTCCATTTTCTATTCCCTTTGGCAAGAGCATAACCACATGAGTTATCTTGGTGGATTTAATCAGCAGTTTTCAAATCAACAATACGCTGGTCTTCCTCAAGTGAACGACCCTAAACAGGCGTTGGCGGATATTACGTATTCTCAGTACATGGACTACAAAAATAACTTTCGAGAGTTTGAAAAAGAACAGCTTGAAAAAGCGACTACCGATACTAGCTTAATCGATCAAGCCTATGAGGATGCTCCACAAACTACGGAGCTGGCGCAGCAGTCTCAACAAAGATCTATGTCTCGATACGGAAGCCAGTTAACCCCTGCTCAGCAAGAGCAAATGCAACGT